TTCTGTAGGTGGAAAAAAAAAAAAAAAAAAACCCAAAACAAAAAAACACGGCCCCTCTTTTTTTCGGGTTTTTTCCCCCCTCTCCCCCGGGGCCCCCCCCGCGCCCCCCCCCGGGCCCGGCCCACCCCGGTGGGGCCGCCCCCGGCCCTCCGCGACGGGGGGAGGGGGCGCGCGCCTTCCCCCCGCAGGGGGGGGCGGCGCGGCGGGCGCTTCAACGCCTACGTGACCCGCCCCAAGGACGTGGAGCGGTGGACCAACGAGGCGTTCGAGCGCTTCCGCCGCACGTGGAACGAGAGCTGGGCGGGCGCGGTAGGCTCGCAGGCGGGCGCCATGCCCATCCTCGAGGACGGCATGGAGATACGGCAGGTGCAGTTCAACGCGCGCGACGCAGAGTGGAGCGAGGCCAAGCGCCTCGGGCGCGAGGACGTCGCGGGCGTCTACCACGTCAACCCCGCACTCATCTGGCCGGGCAGCGGGCAGACGTACGCCTCCGCCAAGGAGAACGCGCGAGCCCTCTACAACGACACATTGGCCCCCAAGCTGATGGAGGCCACCGACAAGGCCAACGCGGCGCTGCTGCCCATGGTGGGCGAGCCGCGCGGGCACTACGTCGAGTACGACCTCGCCGTCAAGCTGCAGGGCAGCTTCGAGGAGCGGGCATCGGTCATCCAGTCCGCCGTCGGCGGCCCGTGGATGACCCGCGACGAGGCGCGCAGCCAGTTCAACCTGCCGCACATCGACGGCGCCGACCAGCTCATCGTGCCGCTCAACGTCACCGAGGGCGGGCTGGCAAGCCCCAACGACACCGACCCGACCGTGGAGCGCTACGACGGCCCCAGCGGCCACAAGTGCGGCTGCAAGGGCGGGGGACACACCATCACCTACAAGTCCGAGGCCACCGACGCCGACACCGAGGCCGCCGTGGGCGTGCTCCGCTCGTTCTTCGAGCGGCAGGCGCGCTCGGTGCTGCCGAAGATCCGCGCGGCAAAGGCGCGCGGCGCGCTCGCCAAGGACGACGCGCCCGACTGGTGGGACGTGACGCGTTGGGACTCCGAGCTGGAGGCCGACCTGTTCGAGGCCACCCTGTCCATGAGCGACGAGGCGGCGGCGCGCGCCCTGAGCGCCATCGGCGCCGACGAGTCCATGTGGGAGCCGGGCGAGGCGGCCGCGTTCCTGCGCAGCATGTGCCAGCAGCGGGCCGCGTGGGTCAACGACACGACGCGCCGCGAGCTGCTGCGCGCGCTGGAGCTGCAGGAGGCGGGCGCCGAGGGCCTCATGGCCACCCCGGAGGGCGTGTTCCAGAACGCCGCCGAGAACCGCAGCGAGAGCGCGGGCAACGCGTTCGCCACGGCGGTGGACGGGTGGGCCACGCTCGAGGCGTGCAGGCAGACCGGCATCGGCGGCATCACCAAGCAGTGGGTCGTGACGAGCCGCAACCCGCGCCCCTCCCACGCCGCCATGAACGGCGAGCGCGTGCCCATCGAGAGCACGTTCAGCAACGGCATGGAGTGGCCCGGTGACTGGGCTGGCGGCCCCGACGAGGTGTGCGGATGCCAGTGCACCGTGAGCGTGAGCCGCACCATCTGACCAGCGAGAACCCAACCACAGCCCATCTAAGCCCCGTGAGGGGCTTTTTTGTTAGCGAATGGAGCGAAACCCATGCACAAGCACAAGAGCGCCGAAATCGTGGCCCAGATGCCCGCAGACGGCATCGTGGAGGGTTACGCCTCCACCTTCGACCGCACGCCCGACAGCTACGGCGACGTCATCGCCAGTGGAGCGTTCTCCCGCACGCTCGACGAGTGGCGCGCCAAGGGCGAGGGCGGCCTCGCAATCCCGCTGCTCTACGGCCACAACACCGACGACCCAATGCACAACATCGGCAGGGTAACCGAGGCGTACGAGGACGACCGCGGCCTGTTCGTCCGCGCCGAGTTCGACGCCGACAACCCCACCGCGCAGTACGCCCGCAAGCTCGCCGCCGAGGGCCGCCTCTACCAGTTCTCGTTCGCCTACGCCATCCGCGACGCGGGAGAGGTCGAGCTGGACGACGGCACCAAGGCGTACGAGCTGCGCGACCTCGACCTCTACGAGGTGAGCCTCGTGCAGATACCCGCCAACCAGAACGCCGTGGTGACGGGCGTCAAGGGCGACGCCGTGGCCGTGGCCGACATACACGTCAAGAGCGGGCGCCGCCACTCCAAGGCGGACGCCGACACCCTGCGCCGCATCCGCGAGGACGCCGAGCGCATCACCCAAGCCATCGACGGCCTGCTGGCCGACGAGGACGACGCACCCGAGCCCGACGACGGGCCGGAGCCTGACGCCAACGCCGAGGAGCCGCAAGCGGCCAAGGAGGAGGAGCCGACGGCGACGGATGCCGACGGGCTGGAGGGCGCCAAGTCACTGGCCGCCGCCGTCATGGCAGCGACCGACGCAATCAACCAGTAAGAAGGAGCATCACCATGCACAAGCTCATCGAGCAGCTGAACGCTGCCAAGGCCAAGCTCGCCGCCGCAATGGAGGGCACCGACGCCGAGGCCATCAAGTCCGCCACCGACGAGGTCAAGGCCGCGCAGGCCGCCATCGACGCCGCCAAGCAGGGCGAGGCGCTCATCAAGTCGCTCGGCACGGGCGAGGGCAACGCCGACGCCAATGGCGCCCGCACCCTCGGCGAGTTCGCCGCCAAGAACCTCGACCTCGACGCCATGCGCCTCGGCACCGCCAAGAGCGCGGGCACCGGCTTCGGCTTCAAGGCCGCGACCGACGTCCACGTGTCCTCTCCCGTCGAGGTCGTGGACCAGCGCGTCGTGGACGTCGCCCGCGACCTCGCCATCCGCTCCCTGTTCGGCGCCGAGTCCATCAGCGGCACCGCCCTCAAGTACTTCGTGATGGGCACCACCGAGGGCGCGCCGGCCGCCGTTGCCGAGGGCGCCCAGAAGCCCCAGTTCCACGTGCCCTACACCGCCAAGACGGCCACCCTGCAGAAGATCGCGGGCTGGTTCTACGAGACCGACGAGCTCATCGAGGACAACGCGTTCCTGCGCTCCGCCATCGACGCGCGCGGCCTGTTCGAGCTCGACAAGGCCATCGAGTCCTACCTCGTGACCACGCTGCTCGCCACCCAGGGCCTCGGCACCATCGCCCAGGCGCCAACGGCGGACAACATCCTCGAGGCCGTGATGCAGGTCAAGACGGCATCCAACTACGACGCCGACGCCATCATCATCAACCCCGCCGACTACAAGACGCTGCGCCTCGCCAAGGACGGCGGCACCAGCGGCCAGTACTACGGCGGCGGTTACTTCTACGGCCCGTACGGCAACGGCGACGCCGTGAGCCAGCCCGGCCTGTGGGGCCTCAACACCGTCATCACCCCAGCCGTCGCGTCAGGCACCGTCCTCGTGGGAGCGTTCAAGCAGGGCGCCTCGGTCATCACCAAGGCGGGCGACGGCGTGCGCGTCGAGGTCGTCATGGGCGACCACGACGACCGCATCAACAACCGCGTGACAGTGGTCGTCGAGGAGCGCCTCGCCCTCGCCACGCGCGTCCCCGGCGCCTTCGTCAAGGTCAAGGCCGCCTAGGATGGCAGGACTCCGCATCTACCGCGCGCCCAGCGGCCTGTGCTTCCAGTACGAGGAGGGCAGGCAGCCGCAAGGCTACGTCCTCGTGACGGCTGAGAGGCCCAAGGCCGCGCCCAAGCGGCGCGCGACCGCCAACAAGGCCAAGCAGGCCGACAACAAGTAGAAGGAGGGGCGGCATGGCCTACACCATGACCCCATGGGGCTACGACGTGGACGGCGCGCTGCCGCCCCTCATCGACCGTGACACGTTCGACGCGCTCACGGGCGGGAAGTGGGCGGACGACGAGCGCGTGGAGCCGATGCTCGACGCCGCGAGCGCCGCCATCCGCAACCACTGCGGGTGGCACGTCGCGCCCAACGTCGCGTGCCGCGCGACCGTCGACGCCGACGCCCCGACCCGCACGATCTGGCTCCCCACGACATGCCTCACGTCGCTCGACGCCCTCAGCGTCGGCGGCGCCGAGGCGGGCGCGGAGTGGAGCCGCGTCGGGCAGGTGCGCACGGGCGCGTGCGTCCCGCGCGGCCTCAGGGCCGCCACCGTGGACTACCACGCGGGCTACGAGAGCGTGACGCCCGACCTCGCCGCCGTCGTGGCTGGCGTGGTCGTGCACGCCGTGGCCCTCAGCTACGGCGTCACGTCGGAGAGCGCGGGCGGCGTGAGCGTGAGCTACGCGAGCGGCGCGGCCTACGGCGGAGCCGCCATGGCCTCGCTCACCGACGCCGACAGGGCGGCACTCGTGCCGTACGTGGCGGTGATGGCCCATGCTACCTAGCTTCGCGCGGGACGCCGTGACCGTCGTGAGGCCCGCCACGCGGGCCGTGCGCGGCACGACCGTCCCAGATTGGGCAAACGCACAAAGGCACCGCGTCACGGGCTGCATCGTCCAGCTCCCGTCCACGTCCATGGACCTCGACGGGCGCACGCAGACGGAGCTCGCGGGCACGCTCTACGCGCCTACCGGCGCCGACGTGCGCGCGGGCGACCGCGTCGAGTGGACCGACGGGCGCGGCGTCACCCACAAGCTGGCCGTGGACGGCGAGCCGATGCCGTGGGCCAGCCCCACGGGCCGCGTCTCGCACGTTCAGGCCCGCCTCGCGGAGTGGAGGGGCTGATGGCAAGACCGAACCGCATCAAGTTCAACTCGCGCGCGTTCGCGCGCATCCTCACGGGCGGCGGCACCATGCGCGCCGTCACGGGCGCCGCGTACCGCATGCGCGCCCACGCGGGCGGCACCGTCGTGCGCAGCCGCATCGGCAACTACGGCGGCGGGCGAGCCATCGCCTACGTCGTCACCCAGCCAAAGAGCCCAGAGCAGGCGGAGGCCCAGCGCGAGGCGCTGGAGGCCGCCGCGCACGGAGCGTGATGCCGATGGAAGTCAACGTACCCATCGACGTGGCCGACGCCGTGCAGTCGTGGCTCAACGCCCACGGCGTGAGCGCGTGCGCCGAGCCTCTCCCGCGCGACCTCGCCGCCGCGCTGCCCGTGACGCTCGTGCAGGGCATCGGCGGCCAGCGCACGGCGCGCATCCTCGACCGCCACTCCATACGGCTCTACACGTGGGCCGAGAGCTACGACGAGGCCCTCGCCGAGTGCGCCCGCGCCGTCGCAACGCTCGAGGCGGCGGAGGGCGGCGCCATCGGCGGCGTACCGTGCTACCGCGTGGCGCCCACGGCGCTCCCGTACCCCGCGCACGACCCGTCCCACCCCGACATACCGCGCGCCGGAACCACGGCAGACGTGTACGCGCGCGCCATCACCATCGACCAGTAAGGAGGCCCAGCATGGGCATCGACGCAAAGAAGGTCCGAATCGGCCTCGCCGACCAGACCGCGACCACCGGCGCGCTGGGGCGCGGCCCCGTCATCGCCGCCGAGGACGTGCCCGCCACCCTCGACGACGCGCTCACCCTCGTGGCCAGCTACGCCACGAGCGGCTACGTCTCGGAGGAGGGCGCGACCCTCACGACCGACATCTCCACGACCGACCTCGTGGAGTGGAACCGCAACACGGTGCGCCGCCTGCTCGACTCGTTCGACGGCACCGTGAGCCTCACCCTCATCCAGCTCGACGAGGAGGGCGCCAAGCAGGCGTTCGGAGCCGGAGCCGTGACCAAGGTGGCCGCGACCACCACCCACGGCGAGCAGCTCCGCATCGCCATGGGCGCGTCGCTCCCCGAGCCACAGTCGTGGGTGCTGCGCATGAAGGACGGCGACGCCCGCATGGTGGTGCTCGTGCCCAACGGGCAGGTGACCTCGGGCGTCGAGATCACGTTCGCGGCCTCGGACGCCGTCCAGCTGCCCGTGACCATCAGCGCCAACGACGACGGCACGGGCCACAGCATCTACCTGTTCACCGACGACGGCGTGGTGGCCGGTTAGGGGGCGCGGCATGGAGCAGGTGACGACGACCCTCACCACGGGAGGCGCGACGCGCTGCCTCGGCGTCCACGTCGACGGCGCCGACGAGCCGGTGCTCGTGCCGCTGCTGACCGAGCTGCCGCGCAGGCAGTTCCGCGACCTCACGCGCGCCATCGCCAAGGGCGGCACCGAGGCCGAGGACCTCGTGGAGGCGCTCCTCGCGGGCTACCTCGGGCGCGACGTGGTGGACGGCATGCGGCAGGCCGACTTCGACTCGCTCGTGCAGGCGTGGGCCGACGCCTCGCAGGCGGAGGCGGGCGCGACACTGGGGGAATAGCGGGCCTCGTGGACGTCATCGACCGCCACGGGGCGGCGCTTGAGTACGACCTGCTGACCATGACGCGCTACCAGCTGCGCGACGTCGGAGGGGCGCTCCCGTGGGGGGCGCTCCTCCACTTCGTGCGCTATCTGCCGAGGGACAGCGCGCTCAGCCGCGAAATAACGCCAACGAGCGAGACGGAGAGGTGGATGGCGGGCGACGCGACGGCGACCATGCTCGCCGACCTCTACGACCTCGTGGCCGTGATGCGCGCCGAGAGCGCCGTCAAGGGCACGACCCACCGCGCCAAGCGCCCGCGCCCGTACCCGAGGCCGTGGCGCAAGCCCAAGGTCCGCCACGTGGGCAGCAGGCCGATACCGGTGAGTGACTTCGAGACATGGTGGAGGGGGGAATAGATGGCAAGCGGCATCGAGGTCGCGCAGGCGTACGTGACCATCATCCCGAGCATGCGCGGCATCCAGGGCGACATTGCAAACGAGCTCGACGCCGACGCCGTCGGCAGGCAGGCGGGCGAGGAGATGGGCGGTGGCATGGGCGCCGGGCTCAGCGCCAAGAGCGTGGTGCTAGGCAACATCATCTCCGACCTCGCCAGCAAGGCCGCGAGCGAGTTCTCCGAGCGCTTCGGCGACGGCATCGAGCAGAGCGACGCGCTCGCCAAGTTCGCCAGCACGATGGAGTTCGCGGGCTTCGACTCGAAGCAGATAGAGCAGGTCCGCACCGCGATGAAGAACTACGCCGACCAGACGGTGTACGACCTCGGCGAGGTCATGGACACGACGGCAAAGCTGGCCGCCAACGGCACCGCCGACTTCGAGACGCTCGTGCAGAGCATCGGCAACCTCAACGCGGCTGCGGGCGGCGACTCCGAGAGCTTCGGGTACCTCGCCAACGCCATCACGCAGGTCAACGGCGCAGGCAAGCTCATGTCGCAGGACTGGAACCAGATCGTGAACGCGCTGCCCGGCGCGTCCGGCGCGATCCAGAACGAGCTCAAGGAGATGGGCGCGTGGGACGACTCCATGGGCAGCTTCAAGGACGCGCTCGCGGCGGGCGAGATCACGGCGGAGGAGTTCAACACCGCCGTGACCAACCTCGGCATGAGCGACGTCGCCAAGGAGGCGGCCACGTCGTCCACGACCTTCGAGGGCGCCATGGGCCAGCTCGACGCGAGCGTGACCAACACCATGCAGAGCGTGTACGACAGCCTGAACGAGGACGGCCGCGTGACGGACGCCATCAACGGCATGGCCACGGCGTTCGAGGCCATATCGCCGTACGTCTCGCAGTTCGCCGACGCCATCGGCGACCTCGTGGAGTTCCTCGCGCCCGCCGCGCCCATCATCCTCGGCGTGGTGGCGGGCATCGCGGCGGCCTCCGGCATCACCGCCGTCATAGGCGCCGTATCGGGCGCCGTTACGTTCCTCACGACCGTCGTGGGGCCCGCGCTGGCGATGATCCAGTCCGTGCCCGGCCTCATCGCCGTCGTGACCACGGCGCTCGGCGGCCCCATAACCATCATCGCGGCGGTGGCTGGCGCCATCATCGCGTTCCTCGCCACCAACGAGGAGGCGCGCGCCAAGGTGCTCGCCGTGTGGGACGCCATCAGGACGGGCGTGAGCGGCGCGCTCACCACGCTCCAGACCGTGGTGCCCCGCGCGTGGAACACCATACGGGCCACCGTGAGCAACGTGGTAGCGGGCATCGTGACGACGGTCGTGAGCCGCTTCAACTCGCTCGTCGGCACCGTGACGGGCATCTTCAACCGCGTCAAGAGCGCCATCATGGCGCCCATCAACGCGGCGCGCGACGCCGTGAGCGGCGCCATCAGCCGCATCAGCTCCATCGTGAGGGGCGTCAACCTGTCGCTGCCGCACTTCGCGCTGCCCCACTTCCGCGTGAGCGGCGGCTCCGCGCCGTGGGGCATCGGAGGCAAGGGCTCCCCGCCGTCGTTCGGCGTCGACTGGTACGCCCGAGGCGGCTACGTCGAGGGCGCGCAGCTCGTCGGCGTGGGCGAGCGCGGCGGCGAGCTCATCTGGCCGAGCTACGCGCCGTACCTCGACCAGTACGCGGACGCGCTGGCCAGCCGCATCGGCGGCGGCAGCGTCTACGTCAACGGCACGGTCAACGACGCGCCGCAGATCAGGGCCGTCACCAAGGACTACCTCGTCGAGCTTTCGCGTCTGGGGGCGATCTAGCATGGCAATCGCGGCAGGGACCTACGAGATGCTCGCCGTGCTCGACACGGCCATGGCCCTCGACGTGGCGAGCAACTCGACGGCCAACAAGGCCAACGTCCGCCTCTGGGGGCGCAACGGCACCAACGGCCAGACGTGGTCGTTCGTCGCCTACGGCTCCACGGCGGGCGTGTTCACGATCCGCGACGCCGAGACCGGCAAGGCCCTCGACGTGGCGGGAGGGACGGCCAAGAACGGCACCAACGTCCAGATGTACACCTACAACGGCACCGCCGCGCAGCGGTGGAGGGTGACCGAGGTGGGCACGCAGGACGTCAACGGGACGGCCTACCCCGTCGTGACCCTGGGCGCGTTCGGCGCGTCGGCCTACGTGGCCGACTGCGCGGGCGGCAAGTCCGAGATACGCACGAACATCCAGATACACACGGCCAACGGCACGCCCGCGCAGCGGTTCGTGCTCGTGCCCGCCGAGTGGCTCGCGGCGGGCGGCAGCAAGACCAGCTACGCCGGGCTGCCCGCGGCGTCGGGCGGCGACGGCGGCACCGTGCCCGGCTCGCCCTACGGCTCCGTGGCCGCCGTCGGTGCCGGCACGTGGTACCCCGCGTGGCGCGGCTCCGAGCCGCTCTGGCAGGTCGCCTACCGCACGCGCACGCGCGAGGCGGGGGGCCGCCGGGTGGGGGGGGGGGCGCGCCGGCCGGGAGACCCCGGCGGCCCCCGCCGGGGGGGGGGGGGGGGGGCGCGGGGGG